AGTAGTAACAAGAGCATTTTTCAATAACGTTTCTTTGTAATGGTGACAAGCAAATGAGCACTACAGTAAAGGAAAACACAGGGCTTAATCTCCCTCACAGACAGATGGAACAAGAAACATTGTCTCTGGAGACCATGTAGACAATGAAGATAGCTATCATTAATGTTACAGCCAAGCTAGAAGCAGCAGTTGAGTAGTAGAGCAGTATAGTATGATTATCCAAGCCATCATCATTTAAAGATGCAGCAGTAATGTTTAATGAATCAAAAGTGGGAAGAGAAAAATCTCCTGCATTAAAGGTGCCAGCAGCTATCCTGTCTAGGCAAGTCTGGTTGCATTTGTGTTTGGTTTCAAAGCACCCATTCCCTATTTCTACAGCAGAGGGGCCAAGCATTTTCTTCAGTTTTCTTTCAAGTGCCAAGAGATGCTCATCTTCACTGTTTATTATCCCTTCGTTGGAAAGCAAGACTGCAAGCTCTATTTGTGAGCTTATTGTATCAGCTCTTAGATCATCCACTTTTTCGTCTAGCTCGAGTATTTCGTCGTGAAGCTCATTCATTGCTCCGCTTAGTCTTTGAAGGTTTTTTACTTCTAGCTCACTTAAATAGTTGAGATTTTTTGTTATCTTGTTTATAGCTTCTTGTGTACTCTTAAGGTCTGCTGCCACTGCCACTCCATGTGCTCCATGAGATGTGTATCCGTGCCAACCTGCAATCATTCCTTCCCATCCTCCTTCCAAGAAACCAGCAATAGCTCCGAAGAAACCTCTTTCCTTTAATAGTTTTGCAGGCGGTCTATATTTGGTTCCATTGGCCAGCTTCAAGGGTGTTTTCACCCATATTGGGCAATTTCCTATGGCCTTTGCATGCTCTCCTGTGTAGTAAGGCTTGCTTTTATTTAATCCACCGTACTTTTCGTGGAGGCAATCTGCTTCACCAATTAAAGGCAAGGACCCTTTTATTACCTTGCTCCTGCCACTTGCGCACCACACTTTTTGAGGCAATAAAATGCCTCTTTGATAAACAATTGTTCCTGTTTTTCCAGGTTTTTGTACCATGTAATCAACAACAATTCTGCCGCTTTGTTTTAGCCCTTCGTCTTCTGTTTGATTTGGGAAGCCACCAATCTGAGAAACATAATGTGTGGTTACTCCATTGGCAGATGAGGTGAACTTTTGAGGATTTGAGTCTCCATAGAGTCTTTCCATTTGGGTTTTGTCATCAGAGTGGAACCCCCAAACAGTAATTTGGTCTTCCCCTTCTGAACAAATGTATGGTACTTCTACTGTTACTGGATTTATTGCTGTCTTGTTGTTGTCTTTTGGGATAACCCAAGCCATTGTGTTGAAGAAGCCGTTCCCATTAGCAACGTTAGGGCAAGATCCTGAGGTCCCCACCTTGTAGGGTCCTCCTGGTGCCGTCTCTGTATTGATAACATTACTGGTTGATAACCTGATGTTTTCATATCCTCTGAGAAGATTAGGTAGTTGTCTGATTTTTGTTCTGTCGTGCATTATAGGAAAGCATCCAGATGTAGCAGGTTTGACTTCATGGAGTATTGAGACTTTTGCGGAGGGTGTGTTCCCCATGCATTTTGGTCTGCCTAGGGCCACGTCCAGATCTGTGCAGTTAAAACAGTTTGGGCATAGTTTTCCTCTGGTCTGTGTTCCTTTGAGATTTGCAAAATGAGATTTGGTAGGTGTTGTTGTTAGTGGTATCACACCAGTCACATTGACTTCCCCTTGAGTGGCAGTTTTAACCACATGAGGTGAGTTTGACGATGTTATCCCAGTGCAGATTCGATCTGCATTGGATGTTACTACCATGAGTAGTACAATTATTGCCTTCATTTTGTGGATATTAGAAAATGCAACGCTTCTGCT